ATCGACGACGTCCACTTAGCAGTCACGTTTTGCGATCAGCAACCCCTGGTTGATCCCCCGCGCCGGGGACGTGCATGCTTTGCGGAGAGCCGTATGTCCCCGAAAAAGGCCGCGCGGCCAGACCAGCGCTGGTGCTCGAAGTCGTGCGCGCAGGCGTGGCGGAACGGTGCCCGGCCACCGTACGAGCGGAACGTGGTCGTCGGGATGCCGCGCAAGCTGCAGCTGAGCCGGATCCGGAGCCAGCGGCACCGGGAGACGTTCGACGGCGTGACAGACGCCGAGATCTTCGAGCGCGACCCGCTGGCGGTGCGGGATATGCGGGAAGCGCATCGGCAGGAGCTTCAAGGCGCCGCACCCGCGATCGAAGAGCATTGACCACGTCATCCCGCTTTCGGAGGGTGGCGACGACACCGCCGCGAATAAGCGCGCGGCGCACCGCTGTGCAACACGATGCGCAAGAACCGTGGCGGCAATGAGCAGCTGGCATTGATCGGGTGATTCAGTGGCCGATTCCGGCGCCCTGAGGCAGCGCCGTTCCAAGGCGCACAAGAGCGGCGATCACAGCCTCTGCGGCAGCCGCTGCTCAATGGGCAAGAGCGCGGCGCAGCTGCTGTCGATCGTGCCGCCTGCCGCGCCTGACGCGAAGGTCGACGCGAAGGCCGAGATGGAGCGCCTGGCGATGCGCCTGGCGGCGGTGCACGAGGGGGAGCCGGGCAACGCGCTGGTCGCGCGGGAGCTGCGGATGACGCTGCAGGCGCTTATGCCGAAGGGCGCGGGCGATATGGATGCCGACCTCACTGGGCTTTTCCGGGCCTTGCAGGCCTAGGTTCGCTACCCCGCGCAACCCGGCTCGCCGGAACCTGGCGGACGGGATCGCGGCGACGGCGGTCGTTCTCGGCTTCGAGACGTCGCTGGGGCCGTGGCTGATGCCGTGGCAGCGTGAGGCGAACGAGGTCGTCACGGAGCTGGACGAGAACGGGCGGCTGGCGTACCGGCAGGCCGTGATCGAGGTGATGCGGCAGCAGGGCAAGTCGGTGGACGTGCTGTCGCTGATGATCGCTCGGGCGCTGCGCAGGCCGGATACGCAGGTGGTGTACGGGGCGCAGACGGGCAAGGAGGCCCGGCACCGGCTGATCGACGTGTGGTGGCCGCGGATCCGCAAGTCCAAGCTGGCGCCGCTGGTCGGCTTGCGGAGGACGCCGGGCAGTGAGGCGCTGCTGTTCGCGAACGGGTCGATGCTCGGGCTGATCAACGCGGAGGAGACCAGCGGCCACGGTGACAGCCTGGACCTGGGCGTGATCGACGAGGCGTGGGCGCAGGTGGACGATCGGCTGGAGCAGGCGATGAAGCCCGCGATGATGACGCGGGACGCGCAGTTGCTGATCGTGTCGGCGGCGGGGAACGAGAAGAGCGCCTATTTCCGCCGGAAGGTCGGCGAGGCTCGCGAGCGGATTGAGAACGGCGTCACGGGCGGCGGCTGCTACATCGGGTACAGCGCGCCGGATGACGCGGACCCGGGTGACCCGGCGACGTGGCGGGCGTGCATGCCGGCGCTGGGGATCACGGTTTCGGAGGAGACGGTGGCGCAGGACTTCCAGGACATGGAGCTGAGCGAGTTCCGGCGCGCCTACCTCTGCCAGTGGCCTGAGGTGGCCAAGCCGGGCTGGGGCGTCATCGGCCAGGACGCGTGGTCGGCGGCAGCGGCTCAGGGGGCAGCGTGAACATCCCGCTGCGCATCGTGGACAAGCCGCCGCCGGGCGAGCTGGAGCCGGGCTTGATGTGGCGCTACCCGCCAGGCGATGAGGGCGGCCGGGAGTGCTGGTGGATCGCGCTGCCGAACACCAAGCCGCAGGGCCCGGGCTACTGCTAGGAGGTCTCATGGCGCACCACCGATCGGGCGTCCAGTCCGCCGCATGAGATGTGGCAGGTCAGCGGCACTCCGCCCGTGCTGACGGTCAGCCCGTCGATCGACGTCGAGTGCTGGGTCATGCGGGATGGCCAGACCGTCCGTGAAGGCTCGTACTGGCACGGCTTTATCCGTGACGGGGAGCTGACCGACGCGTGACCGGCGATTTCACGCTGGCGGCGGCGATCAGCGAGGACCGCCAGCTCGCCTCGGTCGCCGTGGCCCGCAGGAGCGGCAGCGGCAAGGTCGTGGTGGACATCCGCTTCCACGACTCGCCGCGCCTGGTGGTGGCGTGGCTGTCGGGCGCGTACGCGTTCAGTGAGCCAGCGGCGCTGGTGGTGAACCCGAAGTCGCAGTCGGGGACGCTGATCGAGCCGCTGCGGGCGGCGGGGATCATCGCGGTGGAGCAGTCGGCGGAGGACGTGGCGGTTGCTCACGGCCAGTTCCTGGACCTGGTCGGCGACGGGGGCCTGGAGCACCTGGGGCAGAAGGAGCTGACGGACGCGGTGCGGGCGGCGCAGCAGCGTCCTCTGGCGGGGGCGAAGGCGTGGGATCCGCGGGCCTCGGTGGATCAGGGGCCGCTGGTGGCGGCGACGCTGGCGGTATGGAAGTTCCGGCGGCATGAGGAGCTGTCCAGCCCTGGAGCGTGGCAGGTCTGAGAACCAGGAACCCGCCAGAACGTCACACGTCTGGCGGGCCCAGTGGCGAGACCTCCGATGCGCAATCGGATCCTCTCTGGCCGCCGGGAAGTCATCCCCCCTGCGTCTGTATCGGGGGCCTGTACGAACGGCCGCAGTACCGTCCTGCCTTTCCGCCGGCTGCCGTCAACGTTAGCAAGGGAGGTCAGCGTGCGCTTGTCTGTCGCCCTGCTGCTGCTGTCCCTGGCCGGGGTGCTGGGCGGCGGCGCGCTGATCGGCCTGCCCGCGCTGGGCGGCTGCCTGATCTTCGACTCGCTGTGCGTGGGGGCGTGGGCTTTGCTGCGCGATGACGGCGGCCAGGTCCGGCCCGGGGTGCATGAGCTTCCGACGCTGGCGCAGGTGCTGGAGAGGGCACGCGCCTCGTGAAGCCGCGTTGCTTCGACTGCCTGACGGAGGACGTCGCGGTCAAGGTCATCGACCAGTGCGGCTTCGAGCACTATTTCTGCGCCGAGTGCGATGCCGGCTGGCGGGAGTTCCGCGCGAGGCTCACGACGCTGCTTGGTGACGCGGTCGCCGCGCTGGAGGCCATCTCGTGAGGCTGCTGGACCGGCTGATCCGGCGGGACGCGGGCTACTGGGAGGGCATGGCGTCCGGCGCGTCCGTGCTGACCACCTCCTACGGGGCACCCGACCGAGAGCCTGTCCTGCCGCAACTCGCCGCGTTCGCGCACCGCGCCAACGCCTCCAGCGCCGTCGTGTTCGCCGCGATCCTCGTCCGCATGTCCCTGTTCGGCCAGGTCACCTTCCAGTGGCAGGCCAAGGACGACAAGCACCTGTTCGGCACCACCGACCTGGCGAAGTTCGAGCAGCCGTTCGGCCCCGGCACAACCACGCAGCGGCTCCTGGTCCGCATGGAACAGGACGCCAGCCTCGCCGGGAACTCCTACACGTGGGACGCGCCCGGCCAGGACCGGCTGGTGCGGCTGCGGCCCGACTGGGTGACGATCGTCTCCGAGCAGGTCGACGTCGACGGCGGCGGCTGGTACCGGCGCCCGGTCGGCTACTGGTTCGAGCCGCCGCGAGGCGCGCGCGGATCCGGCCAGCCGTTCATGACCCCGGCCGCCGAGGTTGCCCACTGGGCGCCGGTCCCGGACCCGGACGCCGACTTCCGCGGCATGAGCTGGCTGACCCCGGCCATCAGGGACATCCAGGGCGACGACGGGCTGAGCGTCTACAAGGTCAAGTACCTGGAGAACAACGCCAGCCCCAACCTGCTCATCAAGTACAGCCAGAAACTGCAGCCGTCGACGATCGACAGCCTGCGGGAGCGGCTCACGGCCCGGTACGGCGGCACCCACAACGCGTTCAAGACCCTCGTGCTGGACCAGGGCGCCGACGCGACGGTGATCGGCTCCAACCTGTCCCAGATGAACTTCGACGGGGTCCAGTCGGCCGGCGCCGAGCGGATCCTCGCCGACGCCGGGGTCCCGGCGGTGCTGGTGGGCCTGGAGCCGCTGCGCGGCGCAGGCCGCGGCTACCAGGAGAGCATGCAGAAGTTCGCGAACCTGTGGGGCCTGCCCCAGTGGGAGTCGGCATGCTCGGCGCTGGGGCAGCTGGTGGACACCCCGGCGGGGAACCGGCTGTGGTTCGACACCTCCGGTGTCCGGGCGCTGCAGGACGGCGAGATGGAGCGCGGGCAGACGGTCCTGGTCAAGTCGCAGGCGGTGCTGGCGCTGAACCAGGCGCAGAAGTACGACCCGGCGTCGGTCATCACCGCGGTGAACTCCGGTGACCTGACGCAGCTCAAGCCGCTTCCCCCGTCCGCGGTGGCCCCGGCCGGCGGTGCCCCGGTGCAGCACCTGCTGCCGCAGGCGCAGCCGGGCGCGACCGCGGCGCCGCTGCCGTCCGGGGCAGTGGCCAGGCTGCCGGTCGGGTCCACGTCGCCGGGTGACGGCGGCAACCACACGCGCCCGGCCGGGCGCCCGGCCGCGGTCAGGAGGTAAGCGATGCATGACGCATGGGCAGCCCGGTGGACCGCCGAGTGGACTGCCTCGGCGCAGCGGTTCAACCCGAACCACGCGGCAGCGGGCGGCGCGACTGGCGGCCAGTTCACCTCATCCGGCAGCGGCGGGGGCAGCAGCGGCAAGGCAAAGGGCGGCACGGCGGCCGGGAAGCCGACCGCGCACCAGCAGCACGTCGCCCATGTCGAGCACCTGCAGCATCTGCACCAGATGGCGGGGAACGGCACTAAGGCGCAGCGGAAGTCGGCGCTGCTGAAGCAGGCGCACGCCGACCGGGAAAAGGCTGCAGAGCTGACTAAGCAGCTGAAGGGCCTGGAGGCCCAGCAGGCCAAGGCGGCGCAGGCAGCGAAGCACGCGCACGCGGCGGCCGCCGCGGCGAAGGTTCACCACCACGCGGCGACGGCAGCGCACCACCACGCGGCCGCGAAGCGCCACGCGAGGCACCACGCGAGCCTGAAGGGCAAGATCAGCGGCCTGCAGGGCCAGATAAGCGGCCTGCTGAAGCAGGCGAAGGGCCTGGAAGCGCAGGCGGCGAGGCTGTTATGGACGAGCGCGGCGCGGCGGAAGTGGCGCGGGTGGCCGGAAAGGTCACCAACCCGGGCGGCACTGAGCGGCTGCACGAGTACTGGGTCCACGGCGAGGGCGCCGCGAAGATCGCCTGGGGGACCCCCGGCGACTTCAGCCGCTGCGTGGCGGAGCTCGGCAAGTACATCAAGGACCCGCAGGGTTATTGCAATCTCGCACACCACGCGGCGCTCGGGTTCTACCCGGCGACCCACGCCAAGATGGAGCACGCAGGAAGGGCCGACATGGCGAACCAGGACGTGGCGGACAAGCCGGCAGCGGCACGCGCGGAGGCGGTGTACTTCCGCACCTACGAGCTGGAGGACATCCACGTCGTCACCCGCGC